CAAGACTCAACTTCATTAGCTTATTTCTTCTTTAGTGCTGGATATGCTCGATCTTTCGTTCTGTACCACGAAGATGCCGATTCAGATTATCCTGAATGCGCATGGTTCGGTGCAGTCCTTCCATTTACTCCAGGCTCAGAGACGTGGAAATTTAAGACTTTAAATTCAATCCCTTATTCCGATTTAAGCTCAAATCAGCAGAATAATGCGTTTGCTAAAAACTGCAATATCTACACGTACGTTGGCGGAGTTGGAATTACACAGAATGGAACGATGGCAGTAGGGGAATTCATAGATATTATTCGAGGTATTGACTGGCTTACATCTACAATCCAATCTTATGTTTACAGAGTTTTGGTAAATAATCCAAAAGTTCCATACACAAACGCAGGAATTACAGCAATTGAGGCTCAGTTGCGTAGAGCTTTACAGCTTGGAATCGATAATGATTTCATCGCTACAGAACCCCCAATCGAGATTACAGTGCCTGACGCCACTACAGTGCCAGCAATTGATAAAGCGAACCGTATTCTTAAGAACGTTAAATTCCAAGCTACTTTGGCAGGTGCCATCCAAGCTATCGAAATTCAAGGAACGGTAAGCGTGTAATGTAAAACCGCTTTACACTAATGTGCGTGAGAACTATAATCACTCCTAAAAATGAGTGATTATAAAAAAATGTTCGAAGTGTAAAATAGAAAAAGAGTTGGAGAATTTTAGAAATAGAAGTGACCATAAACATTTAAAAACCTCAAGTTGTAAAGATTGTGAGGCAGAATACGGAAGAATTAGAAATGAAAAAGATATGCTGAAAACGAAGAAATTAGAAAAAAAAGTTTAGAAAGAAATAAAAAACGAGCTCAAGTTGGTCCTGAAAAAGTTAGAGCTGAAATAAAAAGACATAATGAAAAAAATAGAGATAAATATTTGGCTAGACAATCACTTAGACGAGCTGTGTCTAGGGATAAAATTGTAAAGCCTACAATTTGCGATGTGTGCAATAAAGAATCTAAACGAATTGAAGGACACCATACAGATTATTCTAAACGATTGGAAGTGGTTTGGATGTGCGTCGATTGCCATAAAAATGAGCACGGCAAGCTCTAGGAGGTTATTATCGCTATCAGGACATACGATCCCAAGCAAGTAATTATAACAATCGGCGGAGTTCCTATGTCTGGTTTCTCCGATGGAACCTTCTTGGAAATAGACAGGAATGAGCCTACTTGGAATATGGTTGTTGGAGCTGACGGTTTAGTCACTCGCGGTAAAACCAACAATTTTTCAGGAACTTTGACGCTCACACTAAAGCAGTCAAGCCCTAGCAATGATGTTTTGTCGGGATTTATGGCTATTGATGAAGCTACAAATGAAGGCGTGTTTCCTATTCTTGTAAAAGATCTATCAGGAAATTCAATCTACTTCAGTGCTCGTGCTTGGATTACACAATACGCAAATTCGACTTTTGGAAAAGATATTAGCGATAGACAATGGGTGATGTCATTGGATGAAGCTGATATTTTTGTGGGTTCGAATTCTGAGTCTTAATATTTATCATGCATACGAAATTGCGATTTCGTGTGTATGAGGCTTTGATCATGCATACAAACAAGGAAAATTTACACATGATAGAAACTAGAGAAAAATTCATAGAAGGCGCGACTTACACAGTCACTCAATTGCCAGCTAGAAGAGCCATAAAACTTAAAGCTAGACTTATAAAACTATTCGGCCCTGTGATGGCGCAAATCTTCATTACAGCAACTGCTACAAGCGCAGAAGAGCAAAAGAAAAACGGTCTGGTAAAAGCAATCGAAATTCTTGGAAATCACATCGATGAAAATCAGTTTGAAAGTCTCCTTGTAGAATTATTGAATGGAGTCAGGAAAAATGGAGTCGAACTTACTCCTTCTGTTATTGATCTCGAATTTGCTGGTGATATCGCAACGCTTTATCAAGTCGCTTGGTTTGTGATTGAGGTTAACTTTGCAAATTTTTTTTCGTTGATCGGTATTGGAAGCCAATTCCTTTCGGAGATACCAAAGCCGACGGAAGATACGAGAAGAACTTACACGAGGAATTAAAAGAAGAACTTCCATTATGGAGGTTAATCTTAGAAGATTGTGCAACGCTTTCTGAATTAGAAATGACTTGGAGTCTTGATGATGTGATGAGAGCCAATGCGATGCTAGACATGCGTTTAGATCTTGCTGAAGATGCTAGAAGAAGGACGAAAAAATGATATGACCGTTGTCAGAGAACTTGTAACAAAACTTGGATTCCAGTTCGATCGATCCAATCTTGATAAATTCGAAAAAGCCATTGTAGGATTTAAGACCAAAGTTGGCATTTCTCTAGGAGTTATTGGTGGTCTTGTAAAAAAATCCGTTGATTTTCTATCTGGAATTTCTACAGCAGCCGTTAAAACTAAAGATATTGCCGATTACGCTGGAATTTCAGTCGAAGAATTAGTCGCAATGCAGAATGCAGCACATAAACTTTCTCTTCCAAAAGACACATTCTCAGCTGGAATCCAACAATTATCAGTAGATCTTAAAGAAGCCTACTATGGATTTGGAAGACTTCATGATATAGCTAGAGAGAGCGGGGGTGCGGTAAATTTTAGAGGGGTTAACGGTGAACTAAAAGATGTTAAAACAGTTCTTTTAGAATTATTTGACTTCATTAATTCAATTCAAGATGCTCAAAGAAAACAGTTTGTTACTGGGAATATTTTTGGAATTCAAGACGCAGGTGCATGGCTTAGGGTTATTGAAGAAGGAAAAGATAAATTTCTTCAATTGGTTGAATCACAAAGAGAATTCGGTATAGGATTTAATGAATCACTTCCTTCAATGATAAAATTTAATCGAGAGCTTGATTCATTAAATGAAGAATTAGATCAACTAATATTTACATTATCTAAGTTCGCAGTACCAATTGTTGGCCAAACCGTTAAAGGCTTTAATGAAATAATCGCAGCCGAAAAAAATGAAGCTGGCAGCGGAATTGGTGGTGCGTTAAAGGAGTTCGCCTTTAGCCTGGGAGAAATATTTCTTTCAGAAGAAGAAGCTCAGAACGCAAAAAACCAAAGATTAAACCGACTTCACAATTCAGATTCCGAAGAATTTAACAGGAAATTGTCTGAAGAATACAACAGATTAGGCATACAAAATTCCGCAAGTGTTGTAAATAACAACAGATTCGAATTCAATGTTCCTCTAGGAACATCAGAAGATCAAGCAACCTTCATGACTGAACAAGTCAAAATGACAATCGAAAATATGTGGAATGAGAAGACAAGAGAAGTGATTAGCAATAATCCACAAGTTGAAGGGAGGGCAAATCAATAATGGCACTTAGTCTAATTTATGGAAGAAAATACGCTCAGAGCCAAGTTGGTATAGTCACATTTGATACCATGGTAGCTGAAGAACACCGCTATTCTTCAAGAGTCACTTATTACCCTGTGGAATCTGGCACGATCGTAAGCGATCATATAATCAATCAGCCTGATATCGTTGTATTGTCTGGATTGGTGACAGACACTCCTTTAAATATTTTTGCCCTCTTTAATCGTTCTGTGGCTGCATTCAATGTCCTAATTCAAATCCATGAAAGACGGCAAGTGGTGGATGTGGTAACTGGAATTAAGATCTATAGAAATATGTCGATAGTGTCTCTAGATGTTCCTAGGACTATTAAAACGGGGCAAACTCTTAAATTTAATATAGAACTTCAAAGAATTGTTTTTGACGATGACATTCAAGTTTTACTTAATCAAGGAAATGTGTTTTCTGGGCAGCAGGATAATACTCCTAGATCTATTGTGGCAGATAATAAAAACATTCCAATTTTGAAAAATGATCCTCCTTTTTCACTTAAAGATCAGGCAAGTTCAGCTATAAATGTAGGCGTTCAGTCATTGAATTCAGTGCCGGTATCCACTTTGCCAAATGTTTTGATTAGCTTTGCAGCAATACAAGGGATCACATAATGCAAATAATTCCTTTTAAAGAATCAGCAGCATGGAAAGCTCAAATAACATTGTCGAGCATTATTTTCACATTGGCTTTTAAATGGAACGCGTTAAATGCGTATTGGGTAATGAATATCTTCGACAGAAATGATCAGCCAATTTTGCTTGGTGTTAAGGTGGTAACTAATTTCGATTTGACGGCTCAATTTATTGTTTTGGGGATGCCTCCTGGAGATATATTTTGCCAAAATATTATAGGGCTTTGGAATGACATTCAGAGATTCGATATGGGTGAAACTACAGAACTTCTGTACTATGAGGATGGCGAGCTTGAAACAACAATACAACAGCTTGAGGCTCAGTAGATGAGATTCTATAGGGAGGCTTTGGTAAGGATAAGACTGAGGAATGAAGACTTTTCTGATTATATCGGAACGGTTACCCTTTCAGGTCTTCGCGTTTCCTTCTCAATTACAAAGTCTTTAGCTCCTTCCACAAATACAGCTGTAATTAAGATTTGGAATTTGAGTCAATCGAACAGAAATTTAATTAAGGATTATGGAGATGAAGTCACCTTATTTGCTGGATACTCCTCAAACTCAAATCCATCTACGGGATTCAATCCAAACTCTAGAGCTTCTGAGGTGTTGTTTATTGGCCAAACCACAGCCGTTAGCCACATATTCGACCAGCCAGAAATCGTCACTGTGCTTGAATGCGGTGATGGGGAAAGGTACCTTAATCAACAGAGGGTTTCTGTCTCGTACGCAGAGAACACGTCGGCACGGGAAGTCATTCGCGGCATCGCAAATGAAATGGGTCTTCCTGTCGTTGAGTTTGCTGCTTCCGACGATTTGGTATATCGCCAGGGCTTCAAATACGTAGGGATGGGAAAAGATGCATTGACGAAAGTCTGTGATTTTCTAAACCTTCAGTGGAGCGTTCAGAATAATGCCTTACAGATAATTCCTCTTAACGGAACGATAAACCAAGCATTAATCGAAGTGAACGAAAACACTGGAATGCAGGGAATTCCACAAAGATTTACATATAAACGCCTTGATCTTTATAAGGCTGTAGCAGCACCTACGACAGGTTATAAGGTGAGAGTTACATTGAATCCATT